GAAAACGCACGGTCAATAGCGGTATTATAGTGTATAGGGTCTAATTCAACATCAATCATACCATCGCCAAGCATGGCCTTGATGTAGTCAATTACGGGTTGGCGGGTTGCGTCAAATGTGCTCATACAAATATTTAGCTATAAATACACGACTATGCCAAGACTATCCCTGTACCGTCCCGAAAAGGGCAACGATTTCCGCTTTTTAGACCGACAAATTGAAGAACAATTTCAAGTTGGGGGTGTCGACATTTTTGTACATAGGTACATGGGTCCTGTTAATCCTCTAGACGGTGAAGCTACACCAGGCGTTCCTACACAATCAAATCCTATTCCAGAACTAGGCATACAAGACGTAATCCTAATGGAAAACCGTGATCGTCATTATGACCCCAACATTTATGTAATGCGCGGCATATATCAAATGCAGGACTTAGATTTTAACCTAAGTCAGTTTGGTATCTTCTTAAACAACGACAACATCTTTATGCACTTCCACTTACGCAATACTGTGGAAACATTAGGTCGTAAAATTATGGCAGGTGATGTATTAGAATTACCGCACTTAAAAGATGAATATGCACTAGATGATTCTAGTCTAGCACTAAAGAGATTTTATGTTGTGCAAGACGTAACTCGTGCCAGCAATGGATTTAGTCAAACTTGGTATCCACACCTGCTTCGTGTTAAATGTGTACCACTTGTTGACAGTCAAGAATACTCTGAGATTCTTGATCAAATACAAACCGACAGTCAAGGAAATACTACAGGTTCTACACTACGTGATTTGATCAGTACCTATAATAAAAATATAGAGATCAACGAACAGATAGTAGCTCAAGCAGAACTAGATGCTCCTCTAAGCGGGTATGATACAAATAATATGTACGTGTTACCCACAGATGAAAGCGGCCTGTTGATGCTTCAAGATGCAAGTATGGATGATCATGCACCTGATGCAAGTTGGGACTGGACTAGTACTGCTGGAGCAACAGTTAGTCTTACTGCACCTGCAGATCCTGCATTAGGTGACAAGTGGTTAGATAACAATAACATCGAAGATCCTATATTAAAAATATGGAACGGACATTTCTGGCAAGGCAACGTAGTTGATACTAGCTCAGCATACAAGAGTCCATTGAAGGAACTATACGTTGGATATCTAGTAGGTGATGGCCGACCACCAAATGGCGCACCCTATAGTTTTGGAATTACATTTCCGGCATCTCCAATTGAAGGACAATTTCATTTACGTACAGATTATTTGCCAAACAGATTATTCCGTTACAATGGAAAATCATGGATGAAGTTTGAAGATAATGTACGTATGACAATGACCAATACCCCATCTAATGGAAACCAATCTACACCTAATAGTCAAACACGACAGACTCAGCGTACCAGCTTTATTAACAATACAACAACCGCAACTATTGCAGGTCAACTAGTACAAGAGCGTCAAGCACTAAGTAAGGCACTCAAACCAAAAGCCGACAATTAAAGGGGAATTAAAATTCAGCACTTCTACGATGGACAAATAAAACGATACCTAACTCAGTTTATGCGACTGATGAGCAACTTTGCCTACAAAGATGCCAAAGGTAAGATTGTACAAATTCCTGTTCGCTACGGTGATATGAATCGTCAAGTAGCACAGATCATAAACAAGAATTCTGAGAACATTGTTCAGAGTGCTCCATTCATTGCCTGTTACATTAAGAACATGAGTTTTGCTCGTGACCGATTACAAGACCCTACATTTGTCAGCAAGTTAAACATACGTGAACGTGCATTTGATGAAAACGGTCAAGAATATCTTAACGCACAGGGTTCAAATTATACAGTAGAACGACTAATGCCAACTCCGTTTGATTTAGAGTTTGCCGCTGATATATGGACCACAAACACTGATCAAAAGTTTCAAATACTTGAACAGTTATTAGTACTGTTTAATCCTTCAATGGAAGTACAGACCGGTAACAACTATATCGACTGGACTAGCCTAAGTACTGTTGAATTGACTAATATGATTTTTACAAGTCGTAGTGTTCCACAAGGTTTGGAACAAGATATTGACATCGCAACATTAAGTTTTAAAACACCTATATGGTTAACAACTCCTGCTAAGGTTAAGAAGTTGGGCATCATAACACAAATTGTTACAAATATGTTTGCCGATCCTCCTGGAACGATTGATAGTGGTGCGTATGAAGACAGTCAAAATACAGATCACTTCTCCGGCCGTATTAGCATTAGTATTGGCCGTCATACACTAGGTAACTTGGGCATTATAGTTTTAGACAACTATGCTAAACTACTACGTGAAGGCGAATCATATCTAAGAAACGACACACAACAACCGGGCGCAAAAGGTCTAGCTAAACAAATAGTAGTCAACGGAGTGGCTACTACAAATAGTCAAGGACAAACTTCTATTAGCCTAAGTGGCTTAGATGAAACTCCTCCTGCCGGTAGTAAAATTAAACTAGGCGGAGACTATTACACCATCGTAAATTACACAGGCGAACTAGTTAACCTAACAGTTGAATTAGATAGCCCTTTGTTAAGTGATTTAGCAGACGGAGCAAGTGTGTTTATTCAAGCACCTACTAACAATCCAGACAACATTACAGTACCAGTTAAGTTTGGTCCTGATGTTAACTGGAACAGTATACTCGATCTATACCCAGGCAAGTTTACAGCAGGGCTAAGTCAACTTAGATTACAAAAGCCCGACGGTTCAGAAATTATTGGCTTTATTAGTTTAGATCCAACTGACGATGCAACCATGCATATTAATTGGGATGATGAAACAGTTTATGCTGATACACTAATAGACATTAACGGATTACGTTCACTAGCAGATGGATCATTGCCTCTGGGCTTTGATCTTGCTACAGGCATTGGTCGGGTTGATGCTATTGTAGATCCACAGACATTTAATCCTCGCCAGTACTTGCCCAATGGTGCATTAGACTGGGCAGTGACTAATGCTAGATACCTAATCTTAGAAGATATCAATCACGTACCACAATACGGTGATGTTGACTATGATGGTCCAGACGGTTGGAAGAATCGAGACGGCGCAGATTTCCAGTGTGATGCTAACAGTATTATACAATGGAATGGTGATGAGTGGGTAGTTATATTCAATAGTAAGACCACACAAGAGCTAACCTACATAACTAATTCACGTACTGGAGTACAGTATGTTTGGGATGGCTTCCAGTGGATGAAATCATTTGAAGGCATTTACACAGCGGGCAAATGGCGACTAGTTCTATGACAGATATAACTTGTGCAGGGGGTTTATTCCTTGCAAAAGATACCAAGCGTTTTTTATTCTTACTTCGTGCTCAAGGCAAAACTGCGGGCACTTGGGGACTTGCTGGTGGAAAGAAAGAACCGGACGATGCTACTCTTTACGAAGCACTACAGCGTGAAATAGAAGAAGAGCTAGGATTTAAACCTGCTATAGACAAAGCAGTACCCATTGAACACTATGCTAGCCGTGACGATCAATTTTATTACAACACCTATGTGCTGATTGTTAGAGAAGAATTTATTCCTAAGTTAAATGATGAACACGTGGGATATGCTTGGGTAAGTTATGACAACTGGCCTAAGCCATTACATCAAGGGGTTAAGACAACTCTTAGTAGTAGAACAACACGGGCTAAACTAGAAACTATTCTAGATATTATTAGTTAATCGTCAGCGGGCAACGGAGTGTTGCCATCGGGGTTAGTCACAACCCATTGGCTGTTAATATATTCTTTACCTGCTAACCATAACTGATAAACTTCGTAATCTCTGTTGCCGCGGACTAACGGAATAAATGCTCCGTCAGATAATCTTATAACAACATTGCCCCATTTTTCACTTGTTAATTTATACATAATTACATTCTCGCATCTGCTTGCCATACAATAGCAAATCCAGCAACTCCGGTACTACCGCCATTTCCTGTTGTAACGTTCCAGTAGCCGCTACCGTTAGCTGTTGTGTATCTAAAGCCTCTAGAGTAACCTCCCTCTAAGTCCGGAACTGACCTAGAGTAGTCTGAGTTTGGAAAAGTGTTGCCGGCAACGGAAGGAGCACTCATGCTCGGAGC